CGGTGGCCGGAGTGCTGGAGTCTTAACCATGAGCCTAACGCAGCGCTACGCCCGCGCGGTCTCCTCGGGCAACCTGAAAAACGATCTGCTGCATTTCGACGCCGACGTGCTGGCGGCGGTCGCGCTGTCGTCCGGCTATGGCGGCCTGCTGTTCCGCGTGAAGTACCAGAACGATCCGGCCAGCTACCACAAGCTGCTGCACCACTGGACCTGGATCGTGTCGTGCAAGGCGTTGCGCCGCAACTGGCCCGAGCACATCCCGATCAACAAGGTGGCGCTCCTGTCGCTCAACAGGTGGATCAACAGCGTATGCCCGGCCTGCACCGGGCGCCGGCATGAAGTGGTGTTCAACACGCCGTCGCTGTCGGCCAGGGTGTGCCGGTTGTGCGAGGGCAGTGGCGAGGCGCCGCTGCGCGTCGACCAGCGCTGGCGCGACTACGTGCTCGACATGATCGAAGAATTGACCGCCGACGAGTACAAGGCGGCGGCGCGGGCCCGCAAGAAGCTGGGGAAGTAATACAATGGGGCAACAAGCGGGCGAGCATTGACGATGATGGTCATTTCAGTGCGCTGCTTGGCGCCCTGCACCGGCTGTCGAAGCAAGCCATCATCGCGTTCGTCAACGACTGGCGAGATCAGGAAGTCCGCGCCGAACTCGATGGTGTGCGAAAAAAACGGCCACCATTAAAAAACTTGCGCCACGTAATGACGTGGTCTATAGTTGTCGAACTGCTGAGTCCATTCAGTTGCCGTGGTAGGTACTGGCTGTTTCGACTCGCATAATTCGGAGCATCATCCCCCGGCGTTGTAAACCGGCCTCGTTCGCCCCGGATTTCTGTTCACTGTACAGATAGTGCAGGAATACCCAAAAGCCACCCTCGCGGTGGCTTTTTGCTTTTCCAGACCTGTAGGTCCCTAAGATGACGCAGATCACGCATCCGACCAAGGAGCAGGTGCGCGCCTGGCTGCGCGCCGAGCTGGTCGCCCCGAAGCCACCGCCGACGCCCGAGCAGATCCGGCGCGAGCTGGGCTGGGACCTGATCCGGGCGGAAGCACGCCATGCGATGCCGTGACGGCTACTTTGCCTGGCTCGATAGCCGCCTGCTGGACTCGATCGTGACGTCGATCGAGGCGGAGCCGCCGCCGACACCGCAGGAGGTATTCGACCAGCTCGACGTGCTGCATTGGTTCCGGTTCATGCTTGATCTTCCGGGCGACGTCGAGGGATACTGATTTGAAGGGGAGCAAGACTGTAAGACCAAACCCCTATAACTGCCCCGGCTGGGGCAACTATAGGAGAGCAACATGAGCGATGAGATTACGGCGGTGCGCGCCAAGATGGTATGCAACAACCTCGGCCAGAGCACGCCCGATGGGGCCGTCACCAAGGTGCAGCTCGGGTGCGTGTACTCGACCACCGGCGAGAATGCCAGCTTTACCAGGTATACGCCGTGGGGTGCGTGCGAAATGGGGATTGATGCCGATGCGCCTGCCGCGAGCTTCTTCAAGCCGGGCAAGCGCTACTACGTGACGTTCACTGAGGCGCCGGACTAGGCTGCGCGTGGCAGCACGTGCAGGATCGGGTGTTGATCGGTCAGTAGCAGGTATAGTTCCCAGGTTTCGCGCTGCATCGGGCGCGCGCCGGTTTCAAACTCGCTCCAGCGCTTGCGGCTCTCTCGGCCTTTGCGGCCAATCGTCCTGACCGCCTGTTCCTGCGTGTGGCCGGCCTGGAGCCGGGCCCGCTTGACTTCGGCGGGCTCCGGCTTGCGGGTGATGTCAAATGGCGGCATGCGGGTCGAGGGTCGCCAGATAGCTAAACAAGTTCGGATGCAGGCACTCGGCCAGCCCCGCGTCGACGCGCACACAGCGCTTGCGCAGGTATTCATCCGTCGGGTTCGCGTCGTCACCGACTGGCGAATTCTGAAAGTCCCTGAGCGCCGCGATGGCATTCATGCCCATGCGGTCGGTGCGCCAGACCGGGGCGCCGCGATCATCAACCCGCAGCGCGAGCACGTTGTTGTGGTGGCCGTCGGCCGCCAGCTGTTCTAGGTAGCGGCGGGTGAACGGCTTGCCGCTTTTGCTGCCGGACTTGCTGCCACGGTCCTCCGGCAGTTGGGCGTAGAATCGGAAGCCTCTCATCGTGGTTCTCCAGTTAAGGGTTTTAGTCGCTCGGCGGCGAGCGCCGCGGCCAAGGACTGGTGATACACCGCAGGCGTCACTTTACTGTAGAAGCTGACCATCAGCTCTTGCAGGTAGGCGGCACAGGCGGCGCGGCCCGGTGTGCAACCGTTGAGTACCAGTATTTGTTCACCGAACCATTGGCCGAACGGTTGATACACCTCGTAGGCAACGACACCCGGATACTGTCCAGCGATGGACAGGCCGGCAACGTCCAGTGCGACGGCATACGGGGCGTAGGCGGTCAGTTGCGTCATCAGTTCGATTTCACCGCCGTCCTTGTAGTGCTCCAGCAGTTCGTGGCTGCTGCTCAGGCCAACGGCCATGTAAGCGGCGGCAAGCAGGGCATTCTGGATCATGGTTGGTCCTTTCGTTGGGTTGATGGCGGTGCCCAGCTGAACGAAGCGGGGAATCCGGTGGTAAACGGCGCTGGCATGGCCGGGATCGGCATCTTGGTCCGCTTGAGTTTCTCGGACACGCAGCGCGCGAGCGGGTTGGGCGAATCGGTCGCGGCCAGGTCCACCGCGCTATCGGTCAGCGAGCCGTCCTGCGCGACCCAGCCGGACCATGCGAACGCGCCGCTGCCAGCAGTGCTGGTGGTGCCTTGGCAGGCGACGAGCGCGCGCTCGTAATGGCCGCGCAGGTCACGCGCATACTCGGCGGAGTCCACCAGGACGCCTTGCAGCGCGGGCCGCTCCGGTGGCGTGATCGTCGCGCAGGCGGGTAGCAGCAGCATGATTGCGGCGGGTATGGTGTGGCGGGTCATGCTGGCTCCCCTTCGGGGTTGCCTTGGTCGTCCAGAGGCAGATCGCACCACGTCGTGGAGTCCAGCGGATCGGCAGCAGGATCGGCAGCAGGCCGCCCAAAGCCAAAGCCAATGTCAAGGTCGTCATTGGCCAGGCCGTGCAAGAGGTGCAGCCTACGCAGCTGCTGACGCTGCCGCCAATCGCGCCTGCCGCCCTCGTCCTCGCGCAGGTGGAGGGGAATGAGCGCGTCGATGTCGCCGGCGTCCTCGGTGTGCGCCGGGGCGCTGCGTGGCTTGTGGCCCCACTGGTGCAGGAGCATGGATACCGCAGCCTCGGTGTCGGAGAATTTCAGGTGATGTACTTTCATCGCTGGTTTCCTCGGTTAAAAGGGTCCGCGTCGTTACGGACTCTGCGGTTAGCATGTGCCGCAAGCGGGGACAGCGCAACGGCTGAGTGTGCTGTGCTGGAGGTGGCTCAAGTGGGGCGTGCGGCTGGGCAAAAAAAAGCCCGCCTTGGGGCGGGGCTTGTGCTGAACCTGGCGGTGCCGGTCAGTCCAGCGGCACCTCGATATCGTCAAGCATCGAGTCGGCCGGCACAGCTGTGATCCAGTAGGCGGTGCGGTTGACGAAGCACCAGCCATTGACGATCACGCGCCGTTTGCCGGTATCGAGTTCGGTCCATACCAGCCGTGCATCCTTCGCCAACGCCGCCTGCACCGCTTCCTCGACCCGGTCCGCCTCGGCTTTCCCGATAAACCCCGACACCCCCTTGATCGGCAGCCGTCCGCCCGGCTGGTACTTGTCCTTCCACTCGGCAAAGGTCAGCGTTACGAGTGGATTGAGGGTCGCGTCGGGCTCGTACATCGCTTGCGACTTCGACTGGTTGATTGGTGGAGGAGTGTCCATTGGTTGTCCTTTCAACTGGTTGTTAAATCGTCCGCTTCAGGGTCCGCACTGAGGACGGTGCCCGATCAGCCGCAAGCGGCGCAGTGACAGGGTCCCACGGCTCCCGCTCTGCCCTTGCCGGGGCAGCGGCAGCATCGCGCAGTTCCCCGTCGGGGCGGATCGCGCCCCAATCAATCGGGCCGGGCTTGTTCACGAGAGGCACTTGACCGACCCATTGGGGGGTGGTGTCGCTGGCCAGCCCGAAGTGCGCGCGCCAGCTCCGCGTTGCCAGTTCGACCGACACGGCCCGCACCAGCAGGTCTTGGTTGACCCCATCCTCGTTGTTCCAGCGGACGTAGTACAAGGGCAGCGGAATCTGTTCGGTAAGGAAGGCGTCGAGCGCGTCCAGGCTCTTGAAATCGAAGTCGAGGTTTTCCTGATCGCAGAAGTGGCGCAGGTCGATCAGCACGTCGTTAATCACGCTGCTGTAGCCGGCGCGAGGATCGTTGGTGGCGACTGCGTACAAGTCGAGCGCATGACGGATGCGGGCCAGGCGTGCGGTGTTGCTGAATTCAGTGGATTCGTCCATGGGAATCTCCTTGGTTGGTACGAGGGGGGTTACTTGCGCGTGCCTTGCCCTTCGGCGTAGCTCTCGAATTCGTCGGCGTCGCTGACTTCCTCGTCAGGCGGCAGCTCGAACGCGTTTTCGATGGAGTAAGTCAGCCCAAGCTTATTTGCAATCTCGACCGCGTTGTCGAATTCCGCCACGTCGTCGAAGTAAAAGACCGGCTCGGCGGGGTCGAGATTGAGTTGCAGCGTCTGGTATGGGGCCTTAATCCATATCCAGGCCATCACGTACGCGCCGTTATCGTCGCCTTCCGAAACAATCGTGGGCACGTCAACTTCGATCTCACCCTCGCGCAGATGGTCACTCTCAAGCGCGGCGGCGACATACGGGTTGCTCTCGTCGCTACCGAGCAGATTCACGACAGGGCCGAAATCGAGGCCGGTATGATTGAGGTCTTGGCGCAGCCGGTCGATGCCGGCGTAGTCGAGGGGCGTGACCGTGCCGTGCGCATAGGTGGCAGGGCGGGCGTCGGGGCGGGACGCGAGCATGCCCTGGAGGTGGCCCAGCGCGAGCATGACGGTGGCATGGGCTTCGGGGGTCAGCGCGTAGAGCGCGGGCTTGCTTGGGGTACTCATTGTGTGATCCTTTCATGGGTGGTTGGACGGTCGGGACAATCCCCGCGTCAGCGCCCCTAGGTGAGGCGCTGACACTGGCGTAGTCCTAGCAATAATTGACAGGTACGGTGATACGTATTGGCATGATGACTCCTGTAAGTAGGGCTGTTGAAAATTTAGGCAAAGCCGCTAATCTGTTCTTTGATGTAGATACGCTGGCCGGAAATGCTGCAACCTGCGGACCAGACCGAAAACAGCTTACCCTCGTTGCTTTCGGGTTGCTCTTTGCGAAGAGGGTAGCCGGTTGCGCCAAGCTGGAAGCAAAACGCGTTGAAAGCATCAAACGGGGTAAGTCCGTTGATCGTTTCGACCGTATGAACAGAATTGTTTTCGCCGTGGTAGAGGGAGCAGATAAAGGTGCGCATGCTGTTTCCTATCAGTGTTAAACGGCACGATAGTAGCCGACCAACGGCATGGCGGAGACCGCGTTGATCTGCTGTTGGTCTTTTCCGTCATTACAGGTGAAGTCGTCGGGCGTCTCATAAACCCAAAAGCCGCCGCCCCCGTTGCTACGTTCCCGTGGGTATTCCTCGAACACTTTGGATTCGCCGCTTGTTTCGCGGGTGGCGATTTCGCAAGCATATTCGGCGCAGCCGGCCTTGCCGACCCACCAGATAATGCCGCTGTCGTTGTCGATCAGGGCAAAGGGGATTAAGTCTGGTGCCTCGCCCGCGTTAATCAGGACGGCGCGCGATGCTGCATCAGCCGCATTGCACGGGCCCGCCAGCTGATCGGCCAACGCCTTGCAATCGGCCGGGTCGAAGCGCCCCGATTCAAGGCACTCCGAGATCAGCTCGTGCAAGCGCCCATAGGCGCGGCGCGTGGCTTGCAGGGACGCGACCAACGGGCCATGTACCGCAACTGCCAAGACGACACCAGGCGGTGCTATAGCGAGCGCCAAGGCCTGCGCGTCGGCAGGGGTAAGTTCCATTGACCCGATCACGCTGGTCGTCCGGTTCTTGTAGTTCTGCGTTACCTCGAAGACAAGTTGGGCTTCTGCCTTGTCGCTGCGGGTTACGAAACGGGCCGATATTCGGTTGAACTGAGATTCGTAGTTGCTGCCAGGCCCAGCCAAGCTGTGCGCTTCAAAACGGGTGTAACTGTCGTTGCGATCGGGTGCTTTATTTGCTGTTGTCATTTAATTCTCCAGTTATAACTGCGCGAATCTTCCCAAGCAGCTCAATCGTTTGATCGAGATCGCCCAGCATCGACTCGGTGCTGAACATTCCATTGCTGTCGTTGATCGCGTCGTTCCAGTTGCGCAGCAGCTCGCTTGCCGCCGCGCGTGCGGCGTAGCCGGCCAGTTCGAGCGGTAGCGAATCGCTTACATACTGCTCCACGCGGTCGTAGGTCTTTGCGGTCGTCATATTGGTCGTTAGCCCTTTCAGTCTCCGGGCCGCGCCCCATGCGAGCGGCCCCTCTCAGTGCGAAAGCCCGCTCGTGGCGGGCTTGTAGTGCAGCTGGGGGCGATGGTCGTCAGGTAGTAACGTGGAGCAGCTCCCCGATGCGTGCGGTGGACTTCCTCGCCGCGAACATGCGCGCCTGGTTCTCGGTCATGGCTCTGGCGCTGACGTTCTCGTCGCCGGCCTTGAACGTCCATAAGGACAGCGCGTTCCTTGCCTCCGCTTGTTCCTTGGTCAACGCGATACCGGCTTGGGGCAGATGGGCGCGCGCAAAGGCCTTTGCTTTGGCCAGGTCCTCGGTGGCGGACGGATCGTCATCGAGCCAGCTGTTATCGTTGAGCGCGGCGAGGGCCGATGCCGCAGGGCAGAGATCGCAATGTGTGGTGACGGGAAAGGGAACGTCGAACTTGCATTTTGCGATCAGGCGCGCGGTCTTGGTGTCTTCGAAGCCGGAGTTTTTTAACGCGTCGCGTGCGTCGTCCTCGGCAACGCCGAGCATCTTGTTGAGCAAGTCGGCGGCGTCGCCCGAGGCGAGGTTGATGTCATCCGGGAAAATGACGGTGACAGGTACGGTGATACGTTTTGGCATGATGACTCCTGTTGATGGTGGTTGAAGTAATGCGCCGCAAGCGGCGCGGACGGGTTAGAGCTGGTCATGCTCGGCAAAGGAATGCACCTGTTGGCCGGCGACGATAAAGTGGTCGAGGACGCGCACATTAATTAAGCCCAGCGCCTGTACCAGCGTGGCGGTCAGGCGAAGGTCTGCTTCGCTCGGGTCGCTAACGCCCGATGGGTGGTTATGGCAAAGTAGCACGCCGGCAGCGTTATGGCGTAACGCGGCCTTGACGACTTCGCGCGGATAAATACTGGTATGGGTTAGCGTGCCGCGAAACATTTCTTCGGACTTGATCAGGCGGTTTTTCACGTCGAGGAACAGCACATAAAAAACCTCGTGCTGTAGATCGCAGAGCCTGGTGCGCAGATAGTCCTTGGCGACATCCGGCGAAGACACCGCATCGCCAGCCGTGCGTAACCGGCCCTCCAGTATCGTCCGGGCCCGTTTGACGACCGCATCATCACTGGCCCGCTCGTACCTGGCGCGGCATTCGCGCAGCTGGCTGTCCTCGCAGAACACATAGACCCACGAATAGTGCGATAGCTGCCCTGCGACAAGCGTATCCGCCCCTTGCCAGTTCATTTTCTTGCACAGGGCTTCGGCTGCGGCCCGATGGCGGGGCTCGCCAAATGGCAGGTGTTCCGGATAGGGGATCATGACCCGGTTGTTGTCCAGGTCCTTCGCGCTGACGCGTGCGCCAAGGGTCGCGGTGGGCGGATGGTAGCGGGTAACGATCGCTTTCTTCGGGGTGGTCATGGCGGGCCCCTTGGCTCAGCTTTCGCGCGTGACAGTGTGGGCGTCGCCGTAGTCCGGTGCGCGCCACGTCTGGCCCACGTCGAGCGCCGCAATGGCCTGGATGTCGGCGGCGCTGTAGCAATTTGCTTCGGTGAAAAAGCTTTCGCTGACGGTGCGCGTGCCAGGGTTGTCGAAGTCGTCGCTCCAGTAGGCATTGAATGTCTTTTCCTTCGGCGCTTCCTTCGCGGCCTTGGCCTTATAAAATTCCGTGACCTCGGCCAGAATCGCGTCAAGCTTTTTCAGCGCCTCGGCGTGGACCGCATGGACATTGGCCTCGGTACTGCGCGCGATATTGTTGACCATCACGGTCTTGCAGTAGTCACCAAACAGCTCGAAGCTGAGGAACCTGCCGTTCACCTTGTGAACCGTCGCATTGGTGCTGACGCCCGCAGCGCGGCCCTGGACCGTATGCTTGCTGGTGACGAGCATCAGCACACGGGCGCCGCCTTCCAGCTCTACGTTGGTGGTGGCTTTCCAGCCGTTTCGTCCTTTTTCGAGTTTGATCTTGTGTTCCATGGTTGGCTCCTGTTGAAGTTGGTTAGCGGGTACGCTCGGTGCTGCCATTTTCCGGGATCATGTTCCAGCCGAGCCGGCGGCGGATTTCCGCAGGTGGCGGCGGCGGTTTTTTCGATCTGATGCGTTCTGCGAGGTAATCCCGCACTAACTGCCGGGGCGGGTGCGTGACGGCTGCCATTGCATTCCTCCTTGGAATGATGCGCCAACACCGGCGCGGGGGTCCCTTGTTCAGTATGTACCGCAGAGGGGGACACCAACCGAGCTGGGTAAAGGTGGGTATATGAGCGAAGTCAACAGTAGCGGAGGTTATCCGTTCGACGCAGCCGGGCTGGATTGGCTGGGTGGTGGCGTCAGGAGCATGCGCGAGCTGGCACGTAAGCACGGCATCCCCGAGGCAACATTACGCCGCCATGCCAAGGAGCACGGCTGGACCCGTGGGGCGTCCGATATCAAGCGCGAGATCGTGCGCGAGGCGCTGGCCGGCGAGGATGTTGACGCAGAGGTGACGCAGGATTTGACGCACGAGGAAGTGCGTCAGCGGCGCGTCAAGGAGGCCCTGCAGGACGTGGCCGACATGACGATGGGCTTGCGGGTGGCGCGCGCCTGCATCGGCAAGCTGCTGGCCATGGTGGACAGCATCGACAACCCGAACGACATCAAGCGCGTGGTCGAGGCCAACAAGGGCGCGGTGGAGACGATCCGCAAGATCAGGAGCCTGGACGACGAGCCGCCGCCGGAGGCCGAAGTGACGGTAACGGTGGGGGATTCCGACCTGGCCGAGCTGCGCGCGGCGTTCAGGAAGCGGCTGGAGGAAATGAACGGGGCCGCAGGGGCCCCGGAGGCGCGTTAGCGCCGGGGCGGGAGGACGATTAACAGTAGCGTGCAGAACAGTAAGAGCTGCACAGCCGCCGCCTGCCTGCCGCGCAGACACGCGAGCGCGAACAGGCTCGTACAGAACGCAAGCAGCAGATAACCCACGGCGGCCCAGCCCACCGCGTGCCAGTCGATTTGCCGCAGTCGCTTTAACTTGTTTCGTATGCGCATTGATGTGCTCCGTGGTTGTGCCGGCTGTGGATTGCCTCCGCGCCTTGGATGAACGCGCCGTCCGCACGCGTGACCACGTATTCCTGAGTCTCCTCGACTTGCTCCAACCGTACCCGCTGCTCGCCGGCAAACTGGCGGATCGAGATCGGCGTGCCTACATGCTTGGCATACGTGGCGGTGTGCGGCTCGATGGTGATCGTGTCCGAGAAGAACAAGATCGGTTTCAGTGAAGTGCCCATTGGCATTGCTCCTTTAAATGGGGGGTGGTGGCTACTCGGCAGCGGTTTCCAGCTCGGTTGCGGCATTCTCCAGCGACGTAATTGCGTCCTCCAGGGCCGATACCGCATCGCGCGACTTTTCGCCGTTGGCGGCGTCCTGCAGGCTTTCCGGCATGTTGTTGAGCGCGTCTTGCTCGTCATCGCGTACCGCTTCAACGCGTGACGCCAGTTCCTCGACCTGGCTTTTGATCGCGGCCAGCTCCTTGCGGCGCTTATCGTTCATGGTCGGCCTCGGTTGACTTGGTAAACTTGGACGGCCACACGCGCGGCAGCACTTTTTCGATGAAAAAGAGCAGCACGAGCAGCCCGTTTAGAAAAGCAACGATTGGCATGGGGTTCTCCTTTCCGTGGGTACGGCCCGACAGTACGCCTGTCCCTGAAACGGGGACAGTGCCCCGCGCAAGATGGCCAGCATACTGCACCCGGAGCATGACAACGCGCAATGACTGCGCAAAGCAAAAGGGCCGCACGAAGCGGCCCGCATGGGGTGGCGCCGAAGGCCTAGTTGTCGACCTGGGCCAGCATCGGCGCGGTTGAGGTCAGGACATAGTCGATGTGGATCGGGTGATCCGGGGGCAGCTCGGAATCCTTCGCCCATTCGCGCAGGTCGTGCTCGAAGCGCGTGCGCGCGTCTTCGACCGTCATGCCCTCGTACATCAGCAGCCTGTTGTCGTCGCCATCCAAGCGCCCGATCAGGGCCAGGTGCGGGTGTACCGCGAGCACCTGGCTCGCCGCTGCAAGCAAGTTCACGCCAGCGCGCAGTGCAAGGCCCTGTTGGTCGTCGGCATAGTAAATGCGTTCGTCGTTGCGCAAGGATGTGTACACACGTTCGGCGTCCTCGCGGGTGCATGCGCTGCCGAGCGCCTCTTGAATCTCGGTCAGCATGGCGTTTCTGTCCTTCATTGCAATCTCCTCCGGTAAGGTGGTGAGAGGTCAGGGTAGCACGATGATCGAATGGCAACACCAACCGCCGCAAGCCCGCAATGCCGGGATGCGCTGGCGCAATGACCCAGCTGACCCTGCCTGACGACGTGCGCGCCGCGCTGCAAAGCGCCCCGTTCGCCGCGATCTGCGACCTGTGGGCCTTGATCGAGCGCCAGTACGGCGACGCCGGGCGCGCCTGGCTGGGGCGCAATGACCGTTTTTACCTATTAACCCGATTGCTGCACCGGCTCGACGCCGTCCATCCGTGGCTGTACGCCCGGTGCAGGGAAGTGGAGGAGCGCCCAGACGGTCATCTTGACCTCTGGGCGCGATGTTGAGAACACTATAAATCGACGATCATCACCTTCGCCGGCATCATCCAAGAGCTGCTGGTCGATTCCGAGATCACGATCGGCATCTTCAGCCACACCAAGCCCGTCGCGCGCAAGTTCCTGTTGCAGATCAAGCAAGAGCTGGAGGCGAACAAGACGCTGCAGGCGCTGTACCCCGACGTGCTGTACGCCGATCCGCGCAACGAGTCCTCGAAGTGGAGCGAGGAAAAGGGCATCGTGGTGCGGCGCCGCAGCAACCCGAAAGAGGCGAGCATCGAGGCGCACGGGCTGGTCGACGGCCAGCCAACCGGCGCGCACTTCCTGCTGCGCGTGTATGACGACGTGGTAACGCGCGAGAGCGTATCGACCCCGGATCAGGTGGCCAAGACGACGGCGGCATGGGAGCTGAGCGACAACCTCGGGGCGCGCAACGCCGACGGCCAGGCGCGCTCGTGGCACGTCGGCACGCGCTATTCCTTTGCCGACACCTACCAGGCGATCATGGACCGGGGCGCGCTGAAGGTGCGCATCTACCCGGCCACGGAGAACGGCTTGCCCGACGGGCGTCCGGTGCTGCTGACGGCGGAGGCGTGGGCCGACCGCAAGCTCAAGCAGGGCCCGGCGACGATCGCCTGCCAGATGCTCCAGAACCCGGCGGCCGGCAACGAAGCGATGTTCAAGAAGGAATGGCTGTCGTTCATTGATATCCGGCCTGCAACACTGAACGTCTACATCATGGTGGACCCGGCCCACAGCCGCAAGAAGGGCAGCGACAACACGGCCATGGCGGTGGTCGGGGTGGACGCCAGCGGCAACCGCTTCCTGCTGGACGGCTATCGGCACAAGATGGGCCTGCGCGAGCGCTGGGAGGGGCTGCGGGGGCTGCGGCGGGTCTGGATGGCCCAGCCAGGCGTGCAGCTGGTCAAAGTCGGCTACGAGCGCTACGGCATGCAGGCCGATCTGGAGTATTTCGAGGAACAGATGCAGCGCGAGAAGGACGCGTTCGAGATCATCGAGCTGAACTGGACCAGCGACGGCGCGCAGGCCAAGGACGACCGCGTGCAACGCCTGCAGCCGGACTTCATCAGCAAGCGCTTCTACCTGGCCGCGGTGACGCAGGGCGAGACCGCGAACCAGCGGCGCATCCGCGAGCAGGGGCAATCGTTCCGCATCTTCAAGCCGGTCATGCGGCGCGACCACGAGGGCAACCTGTACAGCCTGAACAAGGGGTTCTTGGAGGAATTCTTGACCTACCCGTTCAGCGCCAAGAAGGACCTGATCGACGCCGTTTCGCGGCTGTACGACATGGAGCCGGTGCCGCCGATCCTGATCGACGAGCGCGCGCTCGAGCCGGAACTGTACGCGGACGGGCTATGAAGACAGTGAGCAACAGCAAGCATACCGAGCCCGACGGCGTGACGATCTACTACCAGTGGCGCCTGATCGGCGTGCGCCAGATCGGGGTCGCGGTGGCTGTCAGCCCCGCCGAGCTGCGCTTGGGCCGCGCGGTGGTGGCGCACCGGCTGCGCCGGGCCCGCCGCGAGCTGGCCGAGCTGGTAGCACTGGCATGGCATGACCAACCCACAAGGAGCGCCCGATGAAGCCGTACCGCCCCCAAGACCTCGATTGCAGCCACTACGACAACACCGACGAGCCGTTCGAGCGCGCCGCCATCCTGATCGGCTTGGCGCTGCTGGTGCTCGCGCTGAGCCCGATCCTGGCCGTGGTCCTGCTGGCCACGAGCGGCACACTGTTTTAACGACGGAGGAGCCCATGAAGACGATGCCAGTACGCCCGGTGCCCGGTACGGTCACCACCAACCCGGTGCCGCCTGTGGCGCCGGCCGCCCGCACCCGCAGCGTGCCGCCGCCCCAGCCGAAAGCCGACACCGGCGGCAAGCATGCGGTGGCGACCGGGCGCGGCGTGGTGCCGCAGAAGCCGCACAACCCGGACAACCATCTCTCGGCCATGCCGACTGCCGCGCCGAATGGCGGCGCCGTGAAGGGTTATAGCAACGGCGGCATGGTCAAAGGCTACCGCAATGGCGGCATGGTCAAGGGCGGTAAGTGCTGATGGACCCGCGCACGATCCCCAGCTTCACGACCCGGCTGTGGTCGGAGGAAGTGGGCCGCGCCGAGGCCAACGAAGCCCAGGTGCCGCAGATCGCCTACCGTTTCTCGAACGGGCGCACGTTCGCCGCGATCCCGTACGACCCGCCGGTGCCGCCGCCGGTCGAGGACCCGCCATGATCGACGGCGCACGGGCCGAGTACGAGGCGCTGCCCGAGGATATCAAGGCGCTGTACAGCTACCAGCAGTACCAATGGCTGTCGGAGGAGGAAAAGGCCCGCGTCACGCAGGCCGAGACCGAGCCGGAGCAGTACGACAGCTAGGCGCGTTCTATTTGAGCAACTTAAACTGGTACTGGACCTGATACCCCAGCGTTTCGGCCACCGCTTCCAGCGTAGCTGTGCTGATCGGCTGGTTGCCCTTCTCGATGTTCGTGATGCTGGTGCGCTCCAGACCGACGCGCAGCGCCAGTTCGGCCTGTGTCATCTTGCGCATCTTGCGCAGAGCCTTGATTGTCGGGCCGAGGCTGTTCTTCATTAGTCCACAACCCAGCCGTCAGCCAGCAGCGCGCTGAGCGAGTCGTAGCGGCGCGCCGCCAGTGTGCGTAGCAGTGCCAAGGTCAGCGGCCGAAGTGGGTAGTCGAGCCGGACCACGGTCGGTTCCGCCTCATGGATGATGCCCGGTTCCGGCCACTGGCCCGGCGCGCGCCGGCGCTTGACCGGCAGGAGCGGGCGCAGCGGCCAGTCGGCCGGGGTGGACATCATGCGTTCGTCGTCGGCACGGGTGATGGTCATCGTTGGTTCCTTTCAGGCGTGAGTGCTGGCGGGCAAGTGACGATCCGCGACCACCACGCGGCGGCGCACCAGGCGTCGAACTCGTGCCAGTCGTGCGCGCGCACCGACGCGAGCCAGCGGTCGAACGCGGGCCGGCTGAACACGATGTCGTTTGCTGACACACCCCGCTGGTCGAGCGACGCGCACCACGCGAGCCAGCCGGTCATGCGCACTCGGCGCGGCCGCGCGTACCAGGCGCCAAATGCCTCGCGCTCGGTCAGTGCCTCGCTCATGGCCACAGCCGCTTGAAGGCCGCGCCGCGCAGGTAGGTACGCGCCGATGCGTCGTAGACCGCGTTGCCCGGTGCCAGCTCCAGGTAGATGCTGATGTCGCGGCTGGCCTGCGGGCTGGATAAGGCAAAAAAATCCATGATCGTGCTGCGGTTCAGGTGCCCGTAAGCGGCCAGCAGGCATTCGATGAATTGGAGCCGCAGCAGCAGTGCCGGGCGCAGTGGCGGTATCACGACGCTCATAGCGGCTGTCAGTACGTGCGGATGGTCGCGCCCTTGGCGAACGGGCCAAATCCGGCGCAGACAACGCCCTCGATCCGCTTGCCGGTCGGCCCCTTGGCGGTGAATCCGGTATGCACTCTGTCATCCTTGCCGCAGCCGGTCCAGGCGTAGCCGGTGGTCTGAATGTCGGTGTAGCCAGCGTTCTCCAGCGTGCGGCGCGCCTCATTCGCATCGGAGCAGGCGGCCAGCGCGAGCAGCGGCAGGATCAGGAACAGACGGGTCAAGGCAATCTCCTTCAGGTTGTTGTCATGGGTTGTCGCTGGTAATGACGATGTGCTTGCCCTTGTAGCGCTTTAGCTCGGGCAGGCATGTTCTGGCCAACAAGTCTTCGTACACGCTTCGGGTCAAAAAGATCAGGCTGCGGTCCGGGCCGGCGCGCTCGACGGCGCGATTGGCTGCGGCCTCCCCGTCCAACTCCCCCAAGGCACGTAGGGCGCGCTTGGCTTCCTTCTGCTGGGCGCGGCTGGCCATTAGGCCCGCCGCCAGATGACGTGGAGGCCGACCACGGCAAACAGGATGGTGATGCCGCCCAGGCGGCCGAACACTTCAGCTGCGCCTGCGGCCGCGCATAGCGCCGCGCTGGCGATGGCCTTCGCCGTGTACTCACTCATGGTTGCCTCCGGTTAAAACGCGAATGATACCAGATGCAACTTTTGGTGCCGCAGACGTCATTGATACCTGAAAGAACTACCCTATGAGCCAACTGCTGACCGGCCTCGACGACAGCGCGATCAACACCGGGGCCAACGACATGATCCTCGCCAAGGAGATCGCCGACGCCCTGAACAGCCACTATCCGGGCCACCTGTGGGCGGTCAACGTGGACGGCCCCAACGGCGTGGCCAACATCCGCGACCTGCTGCTGTCTGGCCAGATGGGCTATGTGCTCAAGCTGGTCAATATCTTCAGCGCGTCCGACTTCCGGCGCGACGTGGTCCGGGCCGGCGGCGAAATCCTTGAACGCTACCGGATGACGCGCGGGCGCCTCGACGAGGGCCAGTACGCGGGGCTAAAGACCAACTTCGCCGGCGAATTCGCCTTTGACCGATGACTGAACAGGCGCAGGTGACACAGGTTCCGTCGGCTGGGCCGGAAACCGACTGGGTCGGGCTGGCGCGCGACGCCTATCAGGCGTCGTCGTCGTACTTCGACGCCAACGTGCGCCACCAGATCGAGGCCGACCTGCGCCAGGCGCAGGGCCAGCACCCGACCGGCTCCAAGTATCTGGCCGACAAGACCCGCTCGCGCCTGTTCCGGCCGAAGACGCGCGCCACGATCCGCAAGAACGAGGCGGCGTGCGCCGAAGCGTTCTTCACCACCAACGACGTGGTCGCGATCAAGGCCGAGAACGACAACGATCCGGTGCAGCAGGCCAGCGCCGCCGTGATGCGCGAGCTGCTGCAGTACCGCCTGACCAAGACGATCCCGTGGTATCTGACCCTGGTCGGCGCCTATCAGGACGCGCAGACGGTCGGCATCGCCGCCTCGTACCAGTATTGGGAATATAACGCGGCCAAGGGCATCGACCGCCCGGCGGTGCGCCTGATCCCGGTCGAGAACCTGCGCTTCGATCCGGGCGCGGCTTGGACCGATCCGGTCGGCACGTCGCCGTACCTGATCGAGCTGATCCCGATGTATGTCGGCCAGGTCAAGGCCCGGATGCGGGCGGTGGACCCGAAGACCGGGGCGCCGAAGTGGAAAACCTTGCCGGACGCGACGATCCTGACCGCCACCACCACCTACGGCGACACGATCCGGATGCAGCGCGAGGGCCAGCGCACCGATTCCAAGTACCAGCCGCAGGCCAACAGCAACTTTAACGTGGTGTGGGTCCACAAGATCATCATCGAGGTGGACGAAGTTGACTACGTGTACTACACGCTCGGCTGCGAACACCTCTTGAGCGACCCGTTGCCGCTGAAGGACGTCTATTTCCACGGCCGGCGCCCGTACGTGATCGGCACTTCGGTCATCGAGACCCACAAGACCTATCCGGCGTCGTTGCCGAACCTGACGCACGACGTGCAGGCCGAGATCAACGAGGTGGCCAACCAGCGTATCGACAACGTCAAGCTGGCCCTGAACAAGCGCTATTTCGCGCGCCGGGGCAAGCAGGTGGACCTGCGCTCGGTGACGCGCAACGTGCCGGGCTCGGTGACCCTGATGCAGGACACCGACGACGTCAAGGTCGTCGAGTTCAACGACGTGACCGGCTCCAGCTACAAGGAGCAGGAGGTCCTGAATCTGGACTTCGACGACCTGGCCGGCACGTTCTCGGGTAGCTCGGTACAGAGCAACCGCAAGCTGAACGAGACCGTGGGCGGGATGAACCTGCTCAACACGAGCGCCAATCAGGTCGCGAACTACCAGCTGCGCACCTTCGTGGAAACGTGGGTCGAGCCGGTCCTGCGCCAACTGGTGTTGCTGGAGCAGCACTACGAGACCGACGAGGTACTGCTGGCCTTGTGCGGCCAGGCCGCGCAGATGCAGCGGTTCGGCTTCGATGCCGTGACCGACGAGATGCTGCTGGCCGAGACCAGCCTGAGCGTGAATGTCGGCATGGGCCAGACCAACCCGGCCGAGCAGGCCAAGCAGTTCATCAACGGCATGACGGCGCTGAAGGACCTGCTGGGCGATGGCGCGCTGGTCAAGATGGGCGTCGAGGTGGGCGAGGTCATCAAGGAGATTTTCGGCAAGCTCGGCTACAAGGACGGCAGCCGCTTCTTCTCGCAGGAGGCGAAGGACGACCCGGCCCGCCAGCAGATGCAGGCCAGCATCGACCAGTTGCAGCAGGCGCTGCAGGCGAAGATGCCGCCGGAGCTGCTGGAGGCGACCGTGCGCAAGCTGCTGGCCGAGGCCGACCGCGTGGCGGCCGAGACCAAGTCGGTGCAGGCCGAAGCCGTCAAGCGCGGCGTGGAAGCCTCGTTCAGCGCGATGCAGGGCGCCGAGGTGATCGCCGCCGTGCCGGGCGTGGCGCCGATCGCCGACGAGCTGATGCGCTCGGCCGGTTACACCGCGCCGACCCCTGCCGGGGTCGATCCGAATTACCCGCAGCCGGGGGCGCCGGCGGCGGGCCTGGGCATCGAGGCGGTCAAGAACCGCCGCAGCGGGATTGCCTTCATGCCGGGCGACGCCAGCACCACGGTCTATCCGCCCGAGCCGCCGCAGCCGGCCACGCCAGGCATCGGGGTGCGCCATGGAATCCAGACCCAGCGCCCGGACAGCATCGCGCAGGCCGCGTTTGCCGATGGCGGCCTGATCGACGACGGCGACGACGACGGCTACGACGACGTGGCCGTCCCCGTCGTCGTCAACAATCAGAACAGCGGCAGCGGCCAGTACAGCCCGTACGACATCAGCCGCAACCAAGTACCTGACTTGATGCAGGGCGGGCTGGTCCGGATGGCCGACGGCGGCATGATCCGCGGCGCCGGCACCGGCACCAGCGACTCGATCGCCGCCGCCGCCGCTGGCCAGCCGCTGGCGGTCTCGAACGGCGAATACCGGATTCCGGCGGCGGTGGTGCAGGCGCTGGGGCAAGACTTCTTCGCGCATCTGGTGGCGCAGTACCACACGCCGGTCGGCAGCGGCAGCGCCGCCGCGCCACAACCCGGCCAGGCGCCGCTCGACCTCGACCAAGGCGACTTCATCGTGCCGGCCGACGTGGTGCAGGCGCTGGGGGCGGATTTCTTTGACAAGCTGGTGGAAATGTACGGAGGCATGAATTGAATAACGAGCGGCAGCAGGGAATGAAGATCGTCGCCGACAACGCCGGTTTGGAGTGGCAGCGGCAAGCCCTTCAGGCGCTGCACGATTACGCGGTTGACAACAGCGGGTTCCTGATCCAAGCGGTGCGCGCCTTTGCCGAGCAGCGCGGTGTCCAGGCCCCGCACGACGCGGGTGCGTGGGGCGCCGTCACCAGACAGGCGGCGCGGCGCGGGTTTATCGCCTGTGAAGGCTACTCCGTCAAGGGCTCCAGTAATGCCAGCCCGAAGCCAGTTTGGAAAAGCCTGATCCGCAAGGCCCCGCCATCGGAAGGGCTGGCATGAAAAACCGCTATGTGCTGATGCTGGAAACGCTGGCGCAGGGCACGATCCTGGCCGAGCGCGACGGCGAAAACCGGCCGGTGCTGTACCTGACCGAGTACGAGGCCGAGGCCGAGGTGGCGCGCAGCATGATCGAGCAGTACCGCCAGGTGGTCGACGGCGAGCGCGAGCTGGCCGACGTCGGCGCTCCGGAGGCGGTCGAGCAGGTGCGGCTGGAGGACAACGGCGACATCGTCAACGCGGCGGGCGCCGTGATCGCCAACGCGCACCGCACGCTGCCCTACTGAAAAGGTTGCCCATGCGATTCGAGATCGACTATTCCAACTTCACCCAGGACGAGCAGGAGCGCTTGCGCACTGCCGCGTTCGGGGTCGAGGTCGAGCAGTTCCAATACTCCCTGATCGGGAAATACCTGATCGCGCGGGCCGAGGCCGAGCGCGGCGCGGCGCTGGAGGCGCTGGCCGAGGTGATGCCGACCGATGCCGAGCGCATCCGCCGCTTGCAGGGGGTCATCCAGCGCTGCGACTCGTTCGGGCACTGGCTGGCCGAGGCGATGGTGGCCGGCGAGAACGCCGAGCTGGAGCTGCGGGAGATGGGCGCATGACGCTCGACGAGCTGGAACAGCAGCTGGACGGCAGCGAGGCGCTGTTTCTGGAGCCGCGCGCGGTGTTCGACCGCGCCATTGTCGGCCTTGCCGAGCGCGTCGACGGTCTGTGCGTGGTCGCCTACGACAGCGAGCGCGTGCTGCAGGCCCTGATGGACGAGCACGGCTGGGACGAGGACGAGGCGCGCGAGTGGTACGACTTCAACACCGCCGGCGCCTATGCCGGCCCCGGCACGCCGGTCTTCATTCAGCTGCGCAACGACGCGGCATAGGAGCGCGCGATGGCCGTTTCCAAGCTCAAACTAGAGATTAACCAGGGCGCGACCTTCCGGCGCCGCCTGACCTGGCTGACCGGCAGCCCGGCGACGCCGGTCGATCTGACCGGGTGGACGGCACGCATGCAAATCCGCTCGACCGTGGAGTCGGCCGCCGTGCTACACGAGCTGACCACGGAGAACGGCGGGATCACGCTGGGGGGGATCGCCGGCACCATCGACCTGTATATCTCGGCCACCGCCACCGCCGCGTTCGCGTGGCCGTCGGCCGCCGTGTACGACCTCGAATTGGTTGCGCCGGGGGTCGGCGGCGACGTGTACCGGCTGGTCGGCGGCAGCGTTACCTTGTCACGCGAAGTGACCCGCTGAGCCAATGGCCGACGACGCGCTGATCGTCCGCGAGCTGGTCGCGGCGGTGGTCGAGGTCAGCAGCCCGCCGGAAACCGTGGTCGTCGACGACGACGCCAGCACCATCGTTTCCGGCGACGACAGCGTCACGCTGGTGACGGTGGACGACACCGACACCCTGCTGGTCGAGCCGGAACTGGTGCCCGCGCTGTCGATCCTGACCGCCGGCGAACAGGGGCCGCCCGGCGGTGGCGGCGGGGGCGGGGTCTTCATTTTGGACGTCCAGGGCGTTGGCGGGATCGTCGGCAACAAGGTGTACACGCCGGACACGGTGCCCGCGACCGCCACGCTGCTGTCGTGCCTGACCGACAAGCCGGACGTGCGCGTAATCGTCGGCGCCGACGGGCCCGGCGACCATTATTCGCCGACCGTGACCCTGAACGGGCTGGCGGTGACGCTGGCCGAATCGTCCACCAGGCGCTGGTTCACCGGCAGCGCCGCGCTGACCGTGGGCGCCGGGATCACGACGGTGACCGCGACCAGCGGCGCGGCGCACGCCAGCGCCTACATCGAGCTGGCCGGGGCCGGTCCGGACGTGCTAGACATTGCGTTCGGGGCGTTCCCCGGCACGCAGACCGCGCTCAAGGCCGGCGACCTGCTGCCGGTTACGGTGCATACCGCGCCAGAGGCGGTGTCGGTCACGCTGAGCGGCCCGGCCGCCACCCTGACCTTGCCGGTGGTGGCCGGCGCGGCGAGCGGCATGCTGGTCATCGGCGCCGGGACTGGGCTGCTGAGCTTTGCGGCAAGCGCCAGGAACGCGTTCGGCACCGATGGCGACCCGCTGCAATCGGCGCCGGTGCTGCTGGACCAGGTGTACCCGGCCTTCGGCCCGTTCACCGTCACCTACCCGAGCGGGCACGGGGCCTTGAATACCGGCGAATCGGCGCAGGTCAACTGCATCGTCAGCAACGCCGACAGCGTGACCTACAGCGGGGCCGGGCTGGTGATCGACGCGCCGGCAGTGTACGCGGCGACCAAGACGGCGGGACACACCCTGATCGGCTACGCGACCCCGGCCTACGTGATCGCGGCGCTGCGCGCGGCCAACGGCGCCACCGCCACCGCCAGCACCACGCTGCGGGTGGCGACCGTCGCGCCGACGGCGGCAATCACGATCGTGCCTGCCGGCAGGTTGGCCAGCTCGCCGGGCGGCACCGACTACACGGTGCGGATCACGCCCGACCAGCCGCTGGCGGCAGCACCGACGATGAATGCCAGTATCGGCACCTGGCAGGGCGGCGGCTGGGCCGCATCGAGCGGCGTCAGCTGGACCCGCGTGCTGCGCATCAGCGACGCCGATCCGCGCGGCACCGGCATCTTCAGTGCGCTGGCGATGCTCGGCCTGACCGCGATTCCAGGCTCGACGATCAGTGCCGGCAGCACCTATACGGTCGGCGGCTTCAGCCAGCGCGTGGTGGTGTTCCCGGCGTTCTCACGGGTCGCGCCGCTCGGGGTGCAGGTGGCGCAGGCCAGCAGCCTGAGCGCGCAGATCGTCGGCGGCAACACGCTGACCTTGAGAAGCGACAACGCGGTCGCCAGCGGCGGCTTCTATCCGGCCAGCGCGGACGGCAGCTACAACCCGACTGGCAGTTACATCGGCCTGTCCGACAGCGCGCTGGCCGGCGCGAACACCAGCGGCACGCTGTCTGCCAGCGTGACGGAGGCGGCGTAAATGGCGTTTAACGACTTTGTCGAACTGGAGCTGCCCAAGCGCCCGTTCACGGCCGGCGACGGACTGCCCGGCCAGCTGCTGGCGCGCAGCGGCAACCCGCTGGCGCCGCGCGAACTGGTGTGGGCCTACGCCGCCGACCTGCTCGGCGCGGGCGGGGCCAACGCGGTGCCGAAGGTGGACCTGCCGTGCGTGGTCGCGACCAGCGGCCACCGGGCCATGTGCGGCACCGGCGACGGCCATGTGCGCTACGCCAGCAGCGCCGACGTGGCCGACGCCAACGCGGTGATCGGCATCTCGCTGCACGCAGCCGACGCCGGGGCGATGGTCTCGATCCAGTACGCCGGCACGCTGGTGGAGCCGACCTGGAACTGGCTCCCGCAGCTGCCGATCTTCTGCGGCGTCGCCGGCGTGCTGACCCAGACCCCTCCCGCCGCCGGGTTCTGCCTGATCCTCGGCGTGGCGACCGCGCCGACCGCGATTGCCGTGAGCATCAAGCAGCCAGTCATCATCATTTAGAGGGGAACCGCATGGGGATCGCTTCGACCACCAAGTTTATTAAGAATCTGCTGGGCAACCTGACCGAGGAAGCCGCCTTGACGACGACCGCGGGCGCGGCCGATGCGGGACGGATTCCGGCGCTCAACGCGGGCGGGGTACTCGACCCGACCCTGCTGAACGCGACGGTGTCCTCGGGCGGCGTCAGCGCGGCCGGGAAGTTGGCCCAGCTGGACGGCGCGGGCCGCCTCGACACGACCGTGCTGCCGGTCGGGATCGGCCCCGACACCGCCGCGATCACCGCCTCCGAGGCGCTCAACGCGGGCGACCTGATCAACATTTGGGACAACGGCGGTGCCGCCGGCATCCGCAAGGCCGACGCCAGCGCGCTCGGCAAGGAGGCGCACGGGTTCGTGCTGGCCTCGGTCGCCAGCGGCGCGACCGGCACCGTGTATTTCGAGGGCACCAACAATCAGCTGAGCGGCCTGACGCCGGGCGTGCAGTTCCTGTCGGCCAGTACGCCCGGCCACGTCAATACGGTCGCGCCGACCGGCGCGGGCAAGGTGGTGCAGCGGGTCGGCTTCGCCACCGACGCCAGCAGCATGAATTTCCAGGCCCACGTACCGATCGTGCTGGCCTGACCCGATGGCGACGACGAGACGCCCGCTGGTGCTGATCGCAGGGATGGTGCGGGAGCTGCCCGCCGGCGACCTGGTGGCCGGCGCCCCGGCGACCGATGGCTCCGGCATGGAGCCCGAACGCGAGCCGCTGATGTATGCGGACGGCACGCTGGTGGTGGTGAGCAACGGTGACCTCTTGATGGCGAGGTAAGGCATGCTGCACAAGAATGTCGGACTGGGCGAAAACCACATCCTGCACAACTGGGAGGTGGCCAATGCCGCCGCGCTGGCGGCGCTGGTGGTCACTGCGAACGACTGCGGCAAGCTGGCGTGGCAGCGGGACACCAACGGGTTTTTCTTTCTGGCCTCGGCCGACCCGGTCGTGTGGCTACCCACGCTCGGGATTCAGGGGCCACAAGGGCCACAAGGGGCGACCGGCGCCACCGGCCCGGCAGGAGCCACCGGCGCCACCGGCCCGGCAGGCCCTGCCGGGCCGGCAGGACCGCAAGGCCCGCAAGGGCCCGCAGGCAGCACGGGCGGCGGCAGTAATAGCCTGCTGGGCGCGTTCCCAGGGCCGACCGAGCTGCAGGTCGGGACCATGCGTTATTACCCGCGCACCACGATGGCGATCACGGCGCTGGTCGGATGGCTGAGCGCGCCGGCGATCAACCCCGTGGTGGCGGCCTTGCGTCAGAACGGGACGGCAGTGGCCACGCTGACCATCCCGGCGGGAGCGCTCAGCGCTTCGCAGGCCGTGACCATCAGCGTCACGCCGACCGATTACCTGACGATGGACATTCAGAGCGGGACCGGCTTCGACTTGACAATCAGACTGGATTACTGACATGCACGCAAAATACGTTTCCACGACCGGCGCGACGCTGGCTCAGATCCTTGCCGACTTCGCCGCCCTGCTGGGGGGGGCGAGCATCGCCGCGCTCAGCGCCTCCTGCGACAAGCCGAACAGCACACTGGTCAGCACGGTGGCGCCTGGGTGGACCCTGGTCGACGCCGCCGCCGCCAACTCCGGGCAAGTGGTGTCGTCGTCCGACGCGAACGGGCTGACGACCAAGTACGTGCGCCTGTTCGCTCCCGGCGCGAACACGATCGACCTGGCCTGCTACGAATCGTGGAACGCCGGCACCCACATCGGCGTCAATGCCTCGGCTGCCAGCGGCAAGATCCTGTCGTTCAGCGCCGGCGCCGTCAACACCTACTGGCTGTTCGCAACGCCACGGGGGGTGTATATCGCAGTGGCGGGGGCGACAAATTGCGGCCTGGGCGCGCTGGAGATCAGCCGCGATGCGGCCTACCTGGCGGGCAGCACCTACCCGTGCGTAGCCAGCGTGTCATACGACGCCCTCACGACAACGACTGCGACACCGGCGCTGTCGCGCACAAAGAGGACAGCGGCGACGGGCGACAGCACCGGATCGGCTGCTTCCACCGTGCTCGCCTCCTGCGTACTGACCGGCCGCACCTCCACCGCCGCCCCCGCTGTTCCAAGCGGCACAGTGCGGGATGGCAGCGAGGTCGCCTACTGGGAAGTGGCGCCGATCTGGATCGGCGTCACTGGCGATGTCGGCACCCTCCCGGCCCGGCCGATGATTCTCGGGAAGTGCTATGACGTGCTCGAAATTGCCGCCGCCGCCGGGAACCAGTTCGACACGTTCTCCGATGGCGTCGACACCTACATGATTGTCTTCGTCGGCGCAATATCCGCGCTGGCATTCAAGGTGGCCTGACATGCCCGCCATCGCGAGCCCAGGCCGGCTGCTGTCAACAAACTCGGGCGTCCGCCAGCTGCGCGCGGGAAGCCGTCGCTACGGGAAGGCACTCGTGAACCCCGGCCGGGTACTGCCGACCGCCAGCGCGGCGCTGGTCCAGCTGCCGGATGCCACCCATGCGTATGGCCGCCCGCTGCTCAATCGGGGCAAGGTTTTGTTCAAGACGACTAACCGTTTCTTCTGGAGGTGACGCATGACTTACACGTACGAGGAATTGCAACCCCAGCTGCCCGACGCCCAGCATATCTACGTCGGCTGCACGGTGGCCGATAGCGACAACATGATGCAGGATTTCTGGCGTGTTTCCGACGGTGGCGGCGCCTACGCGATCGGAACCGTGAACCCGGAGCCTGAATTGGCCGACAAGGAAATCTTCCCGACCCCGTGAGCGCCCATACCCTGCATCTGGGCGACTGCATCGACGTGATGCGCGCCATGCCGGACAACAGCGTCGACGCGATCGTGACCGACCCGCCGTACCACCTGACGACGGGGAAGAAGGACGGGAGTGGTCCGGCCAGCGACAACCCGGATTCGCCGGCAGGGCGCGCGCGGGTCGGCACCGGCTTCATGGGCATGGCATGGGATGGCGGCGACATCGCCCAAAGCGTGGACATGTGGCGCGAGGCGCTGCGCGTGCTCAAGCCAGGCGGTCACCTGCTCGCGTTCTCCGGATCGCGCACCTACCACCGGATGGCGTGCGCGATCGAGGACGCCGGGTTCGAGATCCGCGACCAGATCATGTGGGTGTACGGCTCGGGCTTCCCGAAGTCGCTGGACGTGTCCAAGGCGATCGACAAGGCGGCGGGGGCCGAGCGCGAGGTGCTTGGTGTAGCTGATTCTCGGGGGAGCTTGAAATCGCCCGCGTTCAATACAAGCTGGCGGGGAGCCGAGGGCCGCGACGACATACGTGATCTGAGCAAAAAAAATATCACCGCCCCCGCCACCGACGCCGCGCGCCAGTGGGGCGGCTGGGGCACCGCCCTGAAACCCTCGCACGAGCCCATTTGCGTTGCGCGCAAGCCGCTGGTCGGCACCGTGGCAGTGAATGTGCAGGCCTGGGGCACCGGGGCGTTGAACATCGACGGGTGCCGGGTGCCGGTGACCGACGCGGGCTATGCGCGCAACTGCGCTGGCGATCGCGGCCACGCCGAGAACCGCAAGCGCGACATGGCATTCGGCATGACGGCCGGTAGCGCCCACGAACAAGGCCGCTGGCCCGCCAACCTGATCCACGACGGCAGCGACGAGGTGGTGGCGCTGTTTCCGGCCGAGGCTGGCGCCGCAGCGCCCGTCCACAAGCGCGGCGGCGACAAGTTCAGGAACAGCTACGGCAGCTTCGCCGGCAACATCGACGAGGCGGGCAGCACGTTCCGCGGCGACGCCGGCAGCGCGGCGCGGTTCTTCTACTGCGCCAAGGCGTCGCGCAAGGACCGCAACGAGGGTTGCGAGGCGATGGCCAAAAAGCCGTTGCTGTGGTCGAGCGGCACGCAGAATCCGGGCTCGTTCCAGGCCGAGGGCACCGACAAGAGCAGCCAGAATCACCACCCGACCGTCAAGCCGGTATCCCTTATGCAGTATCTGGTGAGGCTGGTGACGCCGCCGGGCGGCACCGTTTTCGATCCCTTCATGGGCTCCGGCTCGACCGGCAAGGCGTGCATGCGCGAGGGCTTCCGCTTCGTCGGCGCCGAGCTGAATCCCGAATACCTGGCGATCGCCGAGGCGCGCATCGCGCACGCGGCGCAGGCGGCCGCACGCGCCGCGCCACCTGTCGTGTCGCCGCAGATCGACCTGTTCGAGCAAGCCAGCGGCAAGCAGCTCGACCTGCTGGGTGAAGTGGACGACATCCACGCCTGTTCCTCGGCATACGGGCTGTGCGAGTGAGCGAGCCGACCCCTGACGACTGGTCGCCCGGCGAGCCGCTGCCGACGGGCTTCGTCCAGATCGCGCTCAGCGGCGACCGCATTCTGGCGCTGTCGCACCTGCGCGATGCGCGCCGCTTGCTGGGGCATCTGCGCGCGGTGCATGGCATCGACGCGCGCATCGCAGCTGGCGAAGCCGGTGGGTTCTTCAAGCGCACGGTCAGCCTGACCGACGGCACGCGGGTGACCGTGGCCAGCAATGACGGCCAGGATACGGTGCGGATCGACGCGCCCGGCCGGGTCGTCCAGGTGGCGCCAACGGTGACCGGCGCACCGGCTGCGCCGGTCGAGCAGGGGGAAACGGCGCTGCCGCGGCCACAGGTCGAGGTCAGCCACCTGCCGCCGGTGGTGCCGGTGGTGCCGCAGCAAACCAGGCAGGAGGATGACACGACGGTGGACGAGGAAACCGTCGAGTACCGGCCCTACCTGTGGATCGGCGTGCGCATCCTTAACAGGCCTGACGACGCCTCCCATGCGATCCATGCCTGCCTATGGGAGCCGGCGGCGGAGGCGGGCGGCGACTGGCAAATTCTGTCGAACCGCAACGCCCTCGGATACGGGGGCTTCGACTCTGCCACCTATCCGCTGCGTGCATGGACCCAGTTCACGTCGGAGGACATCGCCTATACCGACCAGCACCTGTTCATGCTGTTGCCGGAGAACGGCTACCCGATGCGGGTGCCCGACTTCAACCCGGCCATCGACGACGATGTCGAATGGGACGTGATCTTTATCAGCGACTCGGAGAACGACCTGCAGCTGATCGCCGATGGCGCGCCGATGATCGGCACCGGCTCCGGCACCTACTACCTGAAACTGATGGTGACCGGGCCGGACTGCCGGCCCGGAGCCGGCGAACATTACCCGCCGCAGGAAGGCCCGCCATACAGCCCGGTGGAGGTCGAGATCAAGATCATCACCGGCAAGGACCGATACCGCACCGACGCGCAGCACAAGGTCACGATCAGCGAATTCACCACATGCGCCAGTGGCGTCGTGCCGTTCGGGTACTTTCCGCCCTCCCGACCTGATGATGACAACTGTTACGGCCCCAATCCGCACGCCCCGCACTGGTGGCAGGGCATGGCGGAGGTACAGCTCGCGCCGGTGCAGATGGGCGTGCCGGAAGACCAGCTGGCGCGCAGCACGACCCGGTTCAGCCGGGACGGCGAGGTCGAGCTGCCGCCCACCGGGTTCGAGCCCGGCAGCTGGCCCGACATGTGCGTGTTCCACCCGGCGATCATCTACAAGCAGCCGTTCAGGGGGGCGTCTTGCGATTTCCAATGGGACGACGATCAAACCTTCACTGACGACCCCTTCAACGACACCGTTTTTGGGATGCGCCACTATACGATGCGCATGCGCACCTTGAAGAAGACCACGACGGTGACTTTCGACCAGTATTTTGCGCAGAATTGGGAAAACGGCGGGTACGGCCCACCCCACAAAACCACTACGCAAAATAGCCAGTCCACGGAGAGCGGCTGGGAACTGGTGTTCGACAACACCATCAACTGGGATTCCGTCACCTTTACGGGCATCGACCTGGACGGCTGGCCGGACTGGGTGATGGAGACATGGCTCGACTGGCTACAGAACTCGGCGAACTGCCCCGAAGGGACAGAGGCGTTCATGCCGACCGGGCCGATGACGTTGGTCCCTTACTGACCCGCACATAGCTTGCCGCACGCCCGCCACGCGCGGGCTCTTTCATGCCCGCACGAGCGGGCTCTTTGACGCCCGCCACGCGCGGGCGTTGTCATTTCAGGAGCTTACCAATGTCTGACAGCGCTATCCATGAGGACGTGCCCGCAGCAGCAGAACCGCAGGAAACCGTAGCAACCACCCCGGCCGCGGAGCCGGTCGAATCCAAACCGATGAAGTCGGCGCGCGAGATCGCGCTGGAAGAACTGGAAACCCGCCACCAGCAGCAGCTGCTGGCCGAGAACGGCTACAGCCAGGAGGTGCTGGGCGGGGACGAGCCGCCGGCAGCGGCCGAGCCGGCACCGGCAACCCCGGCAGCGGCCGCCGAACCGGCGCCAGCCCAGGCCGACGACCAGCTGCAGGCGCAGCTGGCCGCCGGCACGCAGCCCGAGGTGCCGAGCAAGATCAAGATCAAGGTCGACGGCGTCGAGGCCGAGGTGCCGCTCGACGAAGTGGTCAGGCAGTACCAGAAGAACAGCAGCGCAGACCGGCGCCTGGCCGAGGCCACCCGCCTGCTGCGCGAAGCGCAGGAAACCGCGGCCCAGCGCCTGCTGCAAGAGCAGCAAGCCGCCGCGGCGGCCGCTCCCGCGGCCGCAGTAAACCCCGAATCCCCGCCCGCCGCCGATCCCGACCGGGAAGCGACGGGCAAGGAATTCCTCAAGGCCCTGTTCGAGGGCGACGAGGAATCCGCGCTGGCCAAGCTGAATGAGCTGACCCAGGCAGGACGGCAGCAACCGCCACCGGCGGCCGCACCTACCCTCGACCTGGAACAGATCAGCAGCGCGGTCGCGCAGCATGTGCAGCAAAAGCTCGTCGTAGAGAGTGCATTGGCACGGAACCGGCAAGACTATCCCGAGCTGTACGCAGACCCCGACATGGAAGGGCTCGCCCTGGCCAAGATTCAGCGCATGCGCGAAGAAACCGGAACGGATTTCTTCACGGCGCTTGACTCCGTCAGCCGCGAATTCGCCCACAAGTTCGGCTGGTCCGCAGTGCAGCAGGGCCGTCAATCTGCCGAGCCCGTCGAAACCACATCCCCCCGCGCAGCAAAGCTGGAACGGAAGGCTGGCATCGACAACGTCACGTCAGTCAACACCAAAATCACCACCGCCGAACCGCAGCCCGAGAACCCGAGCGACATCATCGCTCAGATGCGGGCCGCACGCGCCGGAGGTCGGTGAATTCCATCACCAACTTTTAGGAGTACGCAATGGCCGGACAAGTATGGCTGACCAACAGCCTGGGCGGATACATGTGGTCGCCCAACCTTTCCAAAGTGCTGCGCATGTCTGTGCAGCCGCTCACCAAGTTCCGCCAGTTCGCCGACGTCAAGGACGCGGCTGTGCAGGGCAAGGGCATGGGCGACGCGTTCCACTGGAACGTCTACAGCGACGTCGCGACCCAGGGCACCACCCTGACCGAAGGCACCGCGATGCCGACCACCAACTTCATCATCACGCAGGGCACGATGACGATCACGGAGGCCGGTAACAGTGTGCCGTACACGTCGAAACTGGATGACCTGTCGGAGCAACCCGTCAAGGACATCATCAGCAAGGTGCTGAAGAACGACGCGAAGAAGGCGTTCGACATCATGTCGGAAGCCCAATTCCGTCTGACCCCGCTGCGCGTGGTCCCGACCGGCGGCACCTCGACCAACTCGGTCACGCTGACCACCAACGGCACCGCCACCGCGACCAACAACGTGGCAATGGGCAAGGACCATGTGAAGGCCATCGTCGACATCATGAAGGAGCGCAACATCCCTCCTTACATCGCCGACGACTACATTTCGCTGGCCCACCCGACCACGTTCCGCCGCCTGAAGAATGACCTGGAAGCGGTCCACCAGTACGTGGATGCCGGTTTCCAGATGATCCTCAACGGCGAGATCGGGCGCTACGAGTCGGTGCGCTTCGTCGAGCAGACCAACATCGCGAAAGCGACGTGGGTCAACGGTCTGTCGAACTGGGCGTATTTCTTCGGTAACGACACGGTGGCCGAGGGCATCGTGATCCCCGAGGAGATGCGCGGCGCGATCCCGAGCGACTACGGTCGCCAGCGCGGCATCGCGTGGTACTACCTGGGCGGCTTCGGCATCGTCCAGACCCAGGCCGCGCAGGCGCGCATCCTGCGCTGGGACTCGGCCGCGTAAGCGGCAAGGGCGGCGGGCAGGTTCGCCTGCCTTGCCGCCCTGTATCAAACAAGATCAGTCCCTTGATCTTAATTGATCCGATCCGCTGTAACCCGCATGGACACTGGCTTGGCGGGGGCCGCAATTGTGCAAACAGACCTAAATGGAGGCCACAAATGACCGTCGAAAACAGCGAATTGAACACGAGCGGGCCGTTGCCCGGCTCGAATGCCGGCCTGACCGGCGGCACCGGCGACGGCAACCGCCTGCTGGTGGCCGACCTGGCGCGTGGCTACACCGATGTCGGCGGCCAGCACATGGTGCTGCCGTCGTTCTGGCTGCAGGAAGGCATGTCGGCGGTGCCGGACGAACGCAGCGGCTTTCTGACCCGCCCGGCCGGCTGGGAGCGCTGATGAATGCGGTGCCGCAGGACGCCGAGCTGGTCGACATGACCGATGCCGTCAACGACTTGTGCGACGAGATCATGGTCGCGATCGAGGACAGCGCACTGGAGCCGGCGGCGGCGCTGTGCGCCTGCATGCAGGTGATCTTTGACCACATCAGCGACGAAGTCGGCATGGCTACCGTGCGCGACCTGTTCGCGCAATTCGAGTCCAGCTGGCGCGCCGGGCGTGCCGAAGCCGGCTCCCCGTACTACCAACCCCACCAAGGAGTATTGCAATGAGCGACGCGAACTACAAACCAGACGGCACCGGCGTGGTCATGGGCGACCGTAAGCCAATGCCGGACCGCGGCACCGGCACCGGCATGACCGGCATCCAGACGGTGACCGACGGCAGGAGCCTGGAGCTGGACGCGGTCAACCGCCTCGGCAGCCTGACCGGCACCGACTCGGACCCGATGGACGAGTGCTACCCCGACGATCCGACGTTCGGCCCGGCCAAGGGCGACGCGGCCGAGGACAAGGCGGAGGGCTACTGATGGCCAATCTCGACCGCAGCAAACCGTACGCCGTCGTCTATTACGATGAACAGGGCCGCGCGTTCGAGCAGGACGGCCGCTTTTTTGATGGCAGCGGCGCCCCGTGGGTCGAGTCGGCGCCTGCCGGCGTGACTGCGGAGGCGGCGCCGGCCAAGCCGCCCGCGAAGGCGGCGCCGAAGGCCAAACCGGCAGCGGCGACCCCCGCCGACGAGCAATTGGCTGCGCAGATGGTGGCGGGTGCATGATCTGGCGGGCCACTGACCCTGAAGGGAACGAAGCGGCCAAGGTCAAGTACGAGATCGTCCAGTACACGCGCGGCCTCGGCCTCGATATCGGCTGCGGCCCGCACAAGGCGTTCCCGCACTTCATCGGGGTCGACAGCAAGAAGGACACCGCGTTGTTCGGCATCGAGATGGAGCCGGACAACGTGGTGGACGACGCCACCCGCCTGCCGCAGGTGCCCGACGAGCGGCTGGATTTCGTGTTTTCGTCACACCTGCTGGAGCACATCGACGACTACCAGGCGGCGCTGGCCGAGTGGTGGCGCGTCATCAGAATGGGCGGCCACCTGGTGCTGTACCTGCCGCACCGCGACCTGTACCCGCGCATCGGCCAGCCCGGCGCCAACATCGACCACAAGCACGATTTCGCGCCCGAGGACATCACGCAGGCAATGGAACAGGTGGCGCCGTCGGCCGGCACCGGCTGGGACCTGGTGGTCAACGAGGTGCGCGGCGAGCGCAACGAGTATTCGTTCCTGCAGGTGTACCGCAAGGGGCCGGCGCTGGACGGCATGACCCGCTCGTTCCAGCGGCCGCGGTTTGACAAGACGGCGTGCATCAGCCGTTTCGGCGGCTTCGGCGACATGATCCAGGCCGCCAACCTGCTGCCGGAACTGAAACGGCAGGGCTACCACGTCACGTTCAACACGACCCCGAAGGGACAGGACATCCTGCGCCACGACCCGCATATCGACGCGTGGCTAATTCAGGACGACGACCAGGTGCCGAACCACGAGCTGCCGCTGTTCTGGGCCGCGCAGGCGCGCCGCTTCACCAAGTTCATCCAGTTGTCGGAGTCGATCGAGGGCACGCTGCTGGCGATGCCGGGCCGCGCCAACCACATGTGGCCGCATTCGGTGCGCGCGGTGGAACTGAACAAGAATTATCTGGAGTGGCTCAGCCAGCTGGCCGAGCTGCCGTACACGTCGGAAGCGAAGTTCTACCCGAGCGAGGACGAGGCGGCCGAGGCACGCGCCTACCTGGGCCGGATCGTCGCCGCGCGCAATCCGGCGCTGCTGATCGGCCAGCGCGCGCAGCCGGTGTTCACGGTCATGTGGGTGCTGTCGGGGTCGTCCATGCACAAGTTCTATCCGTGGATGGACATGGTCATCGCGCGCGTGCTGCTGGAGATGCCGGACGCGGTGTTCATCCTGAACGGCGACGAGGCCTGCGCGCTGCTCGAATGCGGCTGGGAGCTGGAGCCGCGCGTGTGGCGCGAGTCGGGCAAGATCGGGATTCGCGCCTCGCTGACGCTGGCGCGGCAGGTCGACTGCGTGATCGGGCCCGAGACCGGGGTGCTGAACGCGGTGGCGTTCGAGGACAACGCCAAGGTCGTGTTCCTGTCGCACTCGTCGCACGAGAACCTGACCAAGCACTGGCGCAACACGACGCCGTTGGAGCCGTGGGGACAGCACTGCTACCCGTGTCACCGGCTCCACTATGGCAAGGAGTTTTGCGACGAGCACGAGGATACCGGCGCGGCGATGTGCCAGGTGAAGATTACCCCGGACCGCGCCTACGACGCGATCAAGGCCGCCTATGCGGCATGGAAGGAACAGCAGCCATGACCCTGGTCGACCTGATCACGCTGTTTCGCAACGAGGTGGACGACGTCACCCAGCCCTATCTATGGTCGGACGACGAGGCGGTCGAATTCGCCAACGACGCCCAGCTCGAAGCGAGCCGGCGCGCCCGGCTGCTGGTTGATTCCAGCACGCCGGCCATCACGCGGCTGGCGGTCAGCGCCGGCGCGGCGTTGCTGACGCTCGACCCGCGCGTGCTGTTCGTGCGCCGCGCGCGCTTTGCCGGCGCGCTGCCGCTACGCCGGATGAACATGCAGGACATGGAAGCCTACGACCCGTTCTGGCAGGATGCGGCGCCGGGCACGCCGCGCGCGTTCGTGCCCGACTACGAAACCGGCAAGCTGCTGCTGTGGCCGACCCCGGACACCGACGGCAATTTGCAGCTGTCGGTGGTGCGCGACCCGCTGGCCGACATGCAAGCGGACGAGGATAGCCCCGAGATCGCGCCGCGCTACCACCGCAGCCTGCGCTTCTGGATGATGGCGCGCGCCTACGGCAAGCAGGATTCGCAGGCCAACGATCCGAAGAAGGAGCTGGCCAGCCTGGCGCTGTTCGAACAGGAATTCGGCAAGAAGTCGGCGGCGATCGACGAGGCCTGGATCGCGCGCGAGCAGATGGAAGGCGACGGGACGTTTTAGCCCAGTCTCGGTGGCGCGCCTAAGCGCCGTGCTGGCGCAGGCAGCGCGATGCGTGGCAGTGGCCAAGGTGGTCGACGAATGCGGGGCCGCAGCCTTCGCACAGCACATGCGCCCCCAACCCCTGCGCCGCTTCGTCCGCGGTGATCAGCCCGGCCAGGTCGCGGAAATCCTCGCCGAACACCTCGACGCTGCACTGCTGGCAAAAATCGGCCATGTGGCTACTCCAGAGTGGTGGCGGTCGGCTCGATGCCGAGCCTGGTGCGCCAGCGGTGGCAGGCGGGCTGCGGCCCGAACACGAACGAGCAGCCGAGCGCCTCCGCCAGCAGCATATCGTGTATCCAGCCGCTGGAGCCGTTGGCGCCGCCCCACACCTTGACCAGTGCGGTCAGCTCAGCGACTGGGATCGCGCCTTCGATGACGACACAGCCAAACATGTGCGCGATAGTGTAGCGGCTTGTGGTGCTTTGATCGCCCATCAGTCAGTGCATCCCCCGTCGTATATGGCGGTCGAAGCTGGCCAGGAACTTACGCATGACCGCGGTCAGCGCCTGCTCGTCGGGGAACTTTGCTCGCAGCAGGGCCAGCATGTCGGCGCGCGACATGTGGTTGAGGCCCATCGTTGCCTGGCCGACGTGGGTCAGCTCGAACAGGTCGGCCGCGTCGTCGTAGGTTAAGGTGCCCTCGGTCCTGAGCTTGCGTTCCAGTTCGTCGATCCGGTCCATGGGTCACCAGTCGTTGTAGTCGGTCAGGTCGACGGTGGCCTCAAGGTCGGTGCCTTTGCAAAAAACGACCTTCGTCACCATGCCCAAACTGGTGGGCGTGAACTGGTAGGTAAGGCCACCACCGATCGCCGCCCCCAGATAAGGCTGCTTTTTCCCGCCAACCGTGGTGATGAACTGTGCGACTTCGCTGTCCTGTTCTTGTTTGGCGACCAACGGGGCGTACTGCGCATCAAGCCATTCGTCCAGGTTCGCCTGCTGCTTGTCATCGAGCTTGAACATGAACGTCAAGCTCCGGCCAGTCGTGCGCGTGCGCTGCGCACAACTTCCTGCGCTGCGGCCAACACCGCTGGATCGTCGTCCTCGGCGAACTCCGCGAGATAAGCCTGGATCATTTCCTCCGAATCCAGGTAGTCGGCCGCGTCGAAGACCGGCAGCGCGGCGATGGCGTCGGGGTCAATTTCGGAATCGGTGGCCATGCTCTCGCTCCAAAAATTAGATGGAAAGCAACAATTATACTTACAGGGGCTTCAAATGCAAGCACGACTCCGACCGAAACGCAACTGCGGCTGCTCGCTGGAAGAGGCGTTTTTCCTGATCCTGCTGTGGAACGTCTATGTTCGCGCGCGCGCTTGACCGCCTGCTCGACCTGGTCTGGGACGTGACCGAGCCGGTGTCCGGGCGCTGCCCGGTGTGCGCGTTCTGGCGCGGCGTGCTGGCCGGCGCGCTGGGCAGCAGTCTGCTCGTCATGATGCGCTGATGGCAACCAAGAACCTGACGCTCGAACGCTTTGCCGGGATTTCCAACCGGCTGCCGCCGGAGCGCATCAACAGCTATCCGGGCCGCGACAACGCCGACATCGACCTGGTGGGCGCACGCAACGTCGACATCGACAATGCGCGCCGCCTGTCGCGCCGCACCGGCCAGACCATGAAGGTGGCCGGCACCGGCATCCATTCGCTGTGGTCGAACGGTGCGCTGTGCCTGTATGTCAAGGACGGCATCATGTACCGGCTCAACAGCGACTTCAGCAGCGACGCGTTGGCGGCCGGGGTGGCGGCCGCGCCGATGTGCTACGTCGAGTTGAACGGCCGCGTCTACCACAGCAACGGCGACACCAGCGCAGTCTACGATGACGGGCGGGTGCGCAGCTGGGGCATCGGGATCGGCCAGATCAGCGTGGCGGCCGCCGCCACCGGCGGCAGCATGCCGGCCGGGGTCTACCAGTTCGCGATGACGCTGCTGCGCGAGGACGGGCAGGAAAGCGGCACCGGGCTGGCCAGCCAAATCGACCTGGGCGACGCCGGCGGCCTCGCGTTCAGCTGGGAAGTGCCGCCCGATCCGGGCATTACCCACGCCGCGCTGTACCTGACCCAGCCGGACGGCGAAACCCTGCTGCAGGCGGCGGTGGTCGATGTCGAGCTGGGCCACTACGTCTATACCGGCGGCGCGCGTGCGCTGCCGCTGGCCACCCAATGGCTCGATGCCCCGCCCGTCGGGCAGGCGCTGGCCTTTCACCGCGGCCGCCTGTACATCGCCGCCGGCGACGTGCTGTATGCCACCGCCGCCCTTGCGTACGAACACTGCGACCTGCGCGACTACTGCGCGTTCGACGGCACGCCGATCCAGCTGCTCGCCCCGGTGACCGGCGGGCTGTTCGTCGGCACCAGCGCGGCCGTGTACTTCCTCGGCGGCGACACACTGGCCGCGCGCAGCGTGGTGCGCAAGCTCGATACCGGCACGGTGCGCGGCTCGGTCGCCTACGGCGATGGCGAGGCGGTGACCGGGCGCCGCGAACTGTCGGGGCAAGAGGTGGCGCTGTTCACGACCGCCGACGGCGTCGTGATGGGCCTGCCCGACGGCAGCCTGGTCCAGCTCACCCGCGAGCGCTACAACATGCGCCAGACCGGCGTGGGCGCCGCCCTGTTCGAGGCCGGTCCGTACAGCCGCTACCTGCTGTCGATGCAGGTTTGACCAGATTTGTTCATCACTGCCCGCGTTCGCGCGGGTTTTTTTTTGCCTGCGCCGTTGGCGTCGGCTGGTTCATTTCCCCGTGAACGGGGCTTATTTGGAGAAAAACCATGACTTTGAGGCTCAGTACGGGATTGCGCGACTTCGTCAACCAGCAAGGCGCCATCAAGAAGGTGCTGCAGAACGGGCAAATCCTGATCTATAGCGGCTCGCAGCCGGCCACCGCCGACGCCGCGCCGACCGGCACGCTGCTGGCGACCATCACCGCCAACTCGGCCGCACGCACCGCCGAGGTGCTGGCGACCGGCAGCGTCACGCTGGCCGGCAGCGGTGGCTCGGTGACCAACCTGACGGTCAACGGCGTGTCGATCATCGACAACCCGGTCCCGTTCAACACCAGCCTGACCCAGACCGCAGCCGACCTGGCCGCCGAAATCAACAACTCGCTGTCGGCGCCGGACTATACCGCCAGCGCGTCGGGCGCGGTGGTGACCATTACCGCCGTGCGCGCCACCGGCGCCTCGGTCAATGGCTATGTGGTGGCCACCACCAAGACCGGCATGACCTCGACCGATGTCAATATGTCGGGCGGCGTCACGGCGGTCAACGGTCTGAGGTGGGGCACCTCCAGTGCCGGCGTGCTGGTCAAGCATCCGGCCCAGACCTGGTCGGGCACGGCGACCACCAGCGGCACGGCAGGCTGGTTCCGTTTCGTCGGTTCGGTCGCCGACAGCGGCATCAGCGATTCGGTCGGCAGCGAGATCCGCCTGGACGGGTCGATTTCGACCTCGGGTGCGCAGCTGAACATGTCGTCGACGACGATCACGGCGGGCGCCACCCAGACCATCAGCTCGTTCCCGATCACGCTGCCGACGTCGTAATCCCAGATGGCGCTCGACGGCAGCGTTACCCTCTCCCCGCTGAGCGTCAGCGCGGCGGAGTTGACCGGCGAGGTGTCGGTGTCCACCGTCGTGGTCCCGCTGCGCTTCACGGTTAATGCGGTTGGCGATAGCTGGGACACGTTCAGCGACGGCGACGAGTTTAACCTGTACCTCGGTTATGTCGCAGTGGACGGGACACTGTCCCCCGGCGCGCTATGCCAGGGCGATTCGTTCTTCCCGGAGCTGGCCAGCGCCGGCTCGCTGGAGCCGCCGCTGGCGTGGTCGGGGGAGTGGGGGCTGGACGGCGCCGGGTATGCCGGCGGCGTGGGCAACGGCCATGTGGTGGTCGGCACCACGCTGGCCGTTCGCGGCGGCATCGACGACCCGAAGCTGTTCCCCGAGTTCGCGGTCGACGCGGTTGGCCAGTCCGCAGCGCTAATCACCGGCGCGGCCACGTTCCCGGCCTGGACCGGGGCGGGGTCGCTGGCACCGGCGCTGGTGCTACCCGAGCTGGCAGCGGCCGGCACGCTGCTGGGCGGCACGCTGGCCGATGCCAGCATTGCCGTGCCCGCGCTGGTGGTGGCGGCGACGGTCGGGACCTATGGCGATGCCCAGCTGCCGCCGCTGTCGGTGGCCGCACACGGCGTGGCGGGCAGCGCGGCCACCGGCGCCGCCTTGCTGCCGCGCTGGGAGGTGGCCGCGACCCATGCCCAGGACACGTTCGCGCACGCGAGCGTGACGCTGCGCGTGCTGGCGGCCGACGCCCGCGGCGAACCGGGAAGCCGGATCGCCGCCATGGTGTCGTTCGTCCGCCCCCACCTCGACGCGGCCGCCGTGGCCGGCCGGGTCGGCACCGCCACCGCGACCGTGCCGCTGTTGCGGGTGGCCGCGCACGGCCACGCGAACCCGATCGGCACCGCCTGGGTCGAGCTGCCGATGCTGCTGCTCGATGGCCGCGCCAGCGGGCCCACGGTGCTGCCGAGCCTGACCATCGCGGTCAACACGCAGCTGGCGGCGGTCACCGAATACCAGGCGCTGGCCGCCAACAGCTTTGCCCGGTTCGGGGATGTGACACTGGCCGCAACCACGGGCGGGATCGTCGCGTTGGCCGGCGACACCGACCTTGGCGCGCCGATCAGCGCGGAAGTGGTGGCCGGCGTCAGCGACTACGGCAGCGACAGTGTGAAACGCATCATCGCCGGCTATGTCGGCTACCGGGCCAACGGCGACATCAACCTGACCCTGATTAGCGACGACTACGACGAGCATGTGTACCAGCTGGTGCCGCGGCAGTCGGGGAATGCGCTGCACGCCTCGCGCGTGAAGTTCGGGCGCGGCGCGGAAGGCCGCTACTGGCAGTGGAAGCTGGCCAACCAGGCAGGCGCGGACTTCGCCGTCGACACGATCGGCCTCGACATCGAGCCGTTGAGCAAGAAAATCCGTTAAGGAGGCTGTGGCATGAGCGAATGCGCGACCATTACCATCCTGACCCCGATGGACGATCTGCCCCCGGTCAGCGTCGCGCCGCTGCCGCCGCTGGCGCCGCCGCCGATGCTCGAACCGCTCGGGCCATTCGATGGCGATCCGGACATGCCGCCGCTGGAGCCGCTGGAGCCGCTGGAGCCGCCCGAACTGTTCCACCTGACGCCGCTGTCGCCGCTGCCGTACGCCAGTTCGGCCGCGTCGGGCGTGGTGGGCAACGTGCTGGCCCAGACCGGCGAGCTGGCCGCCAGTTCGCAGGCGCAGGCCATCGCGAACATCGAGGCGCTGGCGGCCTACGAGCCAAGCTTTACGCCGCTGACCGCGCCGCCGGTGCCTGCCACGGCCCCGATCGAGTTGCCCGACATCGGCGAAGTGCCCCAGCCGGGCGACCTGACGCCGAACTTCAGCGCCGCGCCGACGCCGCCGGTACTGGGCAGCCCCGCAGCGCTGGAACTGGCCGATCCGCCGGTGTTCGATGTCACCGACGTGCCGATCATGGAGATTCCGCTGCCGGACCCGTTCGACGCCCTGTTGCCGGCCGAGCCGCAATTCCAGCCGGCGCCGGTGGCCGTGGAACCGGACGTGGAGCTGCCGCCGGTGCCAGCCCTGTTCGAGCTGGAATTGCCCGATGCGCCCCAGATCACGCTGCCGCTGTTCGACGCCGAACTCGGCGACGCCCCGACCCTGCCCGATGCGACGTTCAGCTATGCGGAAGTCGAGTACGACAGCGCGCTACTGAGCGCGATGCAGGCCCGCCTGGCGCCGCTGGTGGCCGACATGGCCGCGACCGGGCTGGCCGATGCGGTCGAGCAGGCAATCTGGGACCGCGCCGCCGACCGCGAGGCCTTGCTGACGCACCGCGCGACCGGCGAGGCGCTGCGCCTGATGAAAGCGCGCGGCTTCAGGATGCCGGAGGCGGCGCTGGTGCGCATTGTCCAGCAGGCGCTGCAGGGCGGTCTGAAGCGCACCGCAGGTCTGCGGCGCGACATCGCGATCGAGCAGGCGCGCCTGCGGCAGGCGAACTACCGCTTTGCGCTGGAGACGGCGGTCGTGCTGGAAAGCCGGATGATGGACCGCGCCAATGCCGCCCAGGCGCGCGCGCTGGCGGCGGCCAAGGCCAGCGTGCAGACCGAAATTGCGATCTTCAACGCCCGCCTGCGGCTGTTTTCGGCCGACGTGCAGGCGTTTGCGATGAAGGCCACCGGCTTTCGCGCCCGGCTGGAGGCGGCGCTGGCGGCGATTGCCGTGTACCGGGCTCAACTGGAGGGACAGCGTGCGGTCGGGGAGATCAATGCGCAAAAGGTGGCGATCTACAAAGCCCAGATCGAGGCGGTCCATTTCATCGTCGACACCTACCGCACCCGCGTGGAGGCGGCCAAGGCCCAGATCGAGGCGAACCAGGCGTTTGTCGACACGTATCGCGCACGGATCAGCGCGTTTCAGGCGCAAATCGAAGCCAAGAGCGAGGAGTATGTGACGTATGCGGCCCGCGTCAAGGGGCAGATCGCCAAGGCTGACTTGTTCGAGCAGCAAGTAAAGAGTTACCGGGGGCGCGTGGATGCGTTTGCCGCGCTGGTCACGGCCAACGTCAGCGCCCAGACGCTGCGCTTCAAGCAGGCCAGCGAGTTCCCGCTGGAGCTGTACAAGGCCCAGATTGACGCCTACAAGACCGGCACCGCGGCGACCGTCGAGCAGTTGCGCGCGGTGGCATCGGTGTTCAATGCGCGCGTCAAGGCGTTCGGCGCGCAGGAAGCGACCAAGGCCGCGCACCTGGACGCGCAGTCCAAGATTGCCGCCGCCAATGCGCAGGCGACGCTGGCGCAGGCCGAAGTGCTGCTTGACACCGGGCGCGCGAACTTGCAGGTGGTGCAGGGGGCGGTCGAGACGGCGCAGAGCAATCTGCGCAGCGCCGGCCAACTGGCCGGCCAGCTGGCGGCGGCCGCGATCGCCGCCCAGAGCGTGCATGCGTCCATTTCCGAAAGCGGTTCGCAGTCGGTGTCGAACTCGGCATCGAGTTCCAGTTCCGACAGCACGTCAACCTCGACCAGCATGTCGACCGCCTCCTCGGCCTCGACCAATGTGGCGCACAGCGCGACCAAGGGCACCTCGATCAGCAATTCGAAGACCGACACCGAAGGGCGCAGCTATAACCGCGGGATCAGCAGCGGCTTCTCGACCCGGTTCTCGACCAACAATTCGAGCGGCGTGTCGGCCCACAACTCGTACCTTGGCAGCGTGTCGCGCAGCAGCAGCAGCAACCTGACCCGCAGCTGCACCGATTCCACCATCGTGGCTGATTCGTAAAGGAAGCGCGCCGTGGCAGACTTCAGCATGAATTTCGGGCTCACGGGCAGCCCGCCTGCGCCAGGGGTGCCGAGCCAGATCGACGATGCCACCGCGCTGGTCGGCGAGGTGCTGACCGAGTCGCGCGGGCTGGCCGCACAGTCGGCCACGCGCGGGCTGGCCGCCATCGCCGCGCTGGGCAACTTCGACGTCGCCATTCCGGCGCTGGAGCTGCCGACCTTCGACATCCCGGTACTCGATGCGCCAGCGCCCGGCACGCCGCCGGCCGATCCTGGCGATCTCGGCGTGGTGCTGCCGCCGCTGCCGCCGGCGCCAGCCCAGGGCCCGCTCGGCGTGATCAGCGTCGGCGAGGCGCCCGAGGCCACGCTGGTGCCGCCGCTGCTGGCCGACATCCCGCTGCCCGACCCGCTGTCGGTGGTGGTCCCGGCCGCGCCGGTGCTGGCCGAGGTCGGCGCGCCAGCAGAGCCCGATTACGCGCTGCCCGAGGTGCCGCAGTTCGTGGCGCTGAACCTGCCGGATGCGCCGGTGTTCGAGATCGAGCCGTTCGACGAGCCCGATCCGCAGGCGCCCACCGCCCCCGACGTGCAGTTCGTGTGGAACGAAGTGGCCTACCGCAGCGACGAACTGGCGGCGCTAAATGCGCGCCTGCTCGACCTGGTGGGCGGCGCGGCCACCGGCCTGGCGCCGGAGGTCGAGAACGCGATCTGGCACAAGGGCTGCGACAGCGAGGCGATGCTGACCTACGCGGCGGTCGACAGTGCGCTCAACGACAGTGCCGCGCGTGGCTTCTCGATTCCTGGCGGGCAGCTGGTGCGTGTGGTACAGCAGGCGATCGACGATGCGCTGGCCAAGGACGCCGAGCTGTCGCGCGCCACGATGGTCGAGGCGGTCCGGCTGGAGCAGCAGAACTTCCAGTTCGCGTTCGGCCAGGCGCTCGCGCTGGAGACGCGCCTGATCGAACTGTTCAACCAGGTGCAGGAGCGCGCGCTCGATGCCGCCCGCTTCCGCTCCGACGCGATGATCGAGCTGTTCAATGCGCGGGTCAGCCTGTACGAGGCCGATGTGCGGGCGTTCGGCGTCAAGGTCGACGTGTTCAAGGCGCGCTTGGAAGCGGCGCTGGCGCGGCTCGACCTGTACAAGGCCGAGCTGGAGGGGGTCAAGCTGCGCGGCGAGCTGAACGTTCAGCTCGCTCATCAGTACAGCGCCCAGGTGGAGGCGGTCAAGGCCGCCACCGACATATTCAAGGCCCGTGTTGAAGCTGTGAAACTGAGCGTGTCGACCAATAAAAACCGGACTGAGCTGTATAAGGCCGAGATCGAGGCCTATGCCGCCCTCGTCAAGGGCAATGGGGAGCTGGTCAAGAGCTACCTCGCCAGGGTACAGGCGGAGCAAGCCAAGGCGCAGGTGTTCGGCCAGCAGGTTGCCGCCTATACCGCGCGCGTGGAAGCCTACCGGGTGCTGACCGACGCCAAGCTGGCCGACGTGACGTTCCAGGTGCGCCAGTTGCAGGAATTCCCGATGGAGCTGTACCGGGCGCGGATCGGCGCCTACCAGTCGCAGGTGGGGGCCGAGGCGGCGCGCCTGGCGGCCACCGCCGACGTGTTCCAGCTGCGGGTCGAGGGGTTCGCCGCGGTCGAGCGCGCCAACGCGCAGTACGGCACCGCGCAAGCCGACGCCGCTGCGACCACGACCCGGCTGTACGCGTCGAAGGCGCAGATCGCGCTGCAAGACGGGATGAACAAGATCAAGCTGGCCCAGCTGCGCTCGGAAACGGCGCAATCGGCGCTGCGCGCGGCCGGCCAGCTGACGACCCAGCTGGCGTCGGCCGCGATGAGCGCACGCAACGTGTCGGCGTCGCTGACCGGCTCGACCAGCAACTCGGCCGGGGTGTCGGCATCGGTCAACCAGTCGGTATCGAACAGCGTCAGCAACAGTTCGAGCGCCAGTGTTTCGAAGAACTTCAGCGCGACCACCGGCATCAACAACAGCGCCAGTGTGGCGATCAGCCATTCGCAGTCCAGCTCGAACAACCAGACCTGGTCCGACAGCGTTGACCAGTCGGTCAGCAATTCGACCTCGCACTCGGCCAGCAACGAAACGTCGCGCGGCGTGCGCAACAGCACCGATACCTCGGCGCGCATCAGCGACAACGCGACCATTTCGACCTTGTACCAGCACCGCCGCTAAGCGGCCCGGCGGTTCGCTGCGCGCGATACCCCCAAACATACCCCGCAACCACCGCCCCTATCCGCCTTGGGAGCCTGACCCATGTCCAAAATCGAAGACCTCGCCAACCTGCCGGGTTCCGAGCCAGTGCGGGTTCCCGCGCCTGGCTCCGCCTTGCCGCCACTGCATGCCGGTGTCGAGCCGCCATTGCTGACCGACCCGGTGCAGCCTGCCGCAACGCG